TACCCGCAACTCGATAACGCATCAGGCGTTTGGAACCTGCGTGAAGTCTATGACGCGGTAATGGGTGGGTATTGGCCAAATGCAGGATCAAGAGGTGTATTTGCTGGTGGTAATCAACAACCAGTTTACACAAGTATGATGGACTTTATAACTATGTCCTCTTCTGGTGATGCATCATTCTTTGGTGATTTATCTGCAGACGTATCTTCAACTGCCACCATGGCTAATTTTACAAGAATGGTGATAGCGCAAGGTACAACACCAGCTTCAACGGTTAACACCGTTGAAGAAATAATATTTAACACTACTGGTAACGCGTCAGACTTTGGTGATTTAACATCAGCTAGAGCTAGATCTGGTGGGACGTCTAATTCTATAAGAGGTATTGTATCTGGAGGTGGTGGACCTTCAAATGTGATTGATTATTGCACTTTAGAATCTAGAGGTAATTTTACTGATTTTGGTAATTTATCAGTTTCAAGAAGAAATAGAAGTACACAAAACAATTCTCCTACACGAGCTGTTTTTTGTGGTGGCTCTACACCATCTGATAGTAATGTAATTGACTTTGTAGAAATAGCTACAACAGGTGACGCTGTAGATTTTGGTGATTTAACTGCTGCAACTTCAACAGTTGGTTGTGCTTCATCATCAACAAGAGGAACTATAGGCGGAGGTTTTTCTGGATCTGCAACAAATAAAGTAGAATTTATTACTTTAGCTTCACAAGGTAATGGAATTGATTATGGTGATTTAACTCAAGCTAGATGGAATCTAACTTGTGCTAATAACTCAGTAAAAGGTTTTTGGGCTGGTGGCTATGATCCATCTGGAGCTTATAATATTATAGATACTTTAGTTATTAATAATGGTGGAACAGCAACTGACTTTGGAGATTTAGTTTCAGCTAGAAACGATTTTGGTGGTAATAGTAATTCACACGGCGGATTAAACGATGGATATATGGGAACAAGACCATTACCATTTAACGAAGCTGGTGGGGACAGAATGTTATATGCTGGTGGTTATGACGGAAGTTCAGGTATTACGACTGTAGATTTTATGACGGTTTCTACTACAGGTAATGCAAGTATATTTGGAAACTTAGGGACAGCAAATACACATGCCTCTGCTGGCGGAGGTAATAAAACTAGATTTGTTTATTCAGGTGGCACAGACCCTGGAAGAAGTAATATAATTGGATATGCAGAATATAGCACTCTTGGAGCAACTAAAGATTTTGGAAACTTGACAGTCGGAAGAGATGGTGTTGCAGCAGCTTCTAATAATACAAGGTTTTTAACTTTAGGTGGTTATGCTGGTTCTGGCGGCGGTGAGGATGAAGTAGATTATGTAACCATATCAACTTTAGGTAATGCAGCAGATTTTGGAAATTTAAGTGATGAAAGAGAATATTTAGCTGGTGTTAATTCTAATACTAGAGCGATTGTGGGTGGAGGAAAAAAAGATCCTGCTTCAGTTGGACCAAACATTATTGAATACTTTACCATATCAACACTTGGTAATGCTACTGACTTTGGAGATTTGTCAGTTGATAGAAAATTTTTAGCAGGTTTTGAAAGTTCAACAAGAGGTGTATTTTCAGGAGGATTTGAACCAAGTAATTCTAATGTCATTGATTATATTACGATGGCAACCACAAGTAACTCTACAGATTTTGGAAATTTAACACAAGCAAGAGGATACGTTTCAGGGGGATCTAATTCCGTTAGAGGTTTAACAGCTGGTGGTTCAACCCCAACTTATGTTAACACAATAGATTTTGTAACCATAGCCTCAACAAGTGATGCAACAGATTTTGGAGATTTAGTTGAAGCAAAAAGACATGGCGCAACTGAGTGCAATGGACATGGAGGGTTAATCGGTGGCTAGGTCATTAACATTTGATTATAAAGTTACAGTTGTCGACTCAGGCGGGAACAAGTATGCTATTGATGGTAATACACAGCAATATGTTGTTTTGTTTCCTGGAGGGACTTACAAGTTTGATCAAGCAGATAGCACCAACGGTGGACATCCTTTACGTTTTTCACAAACTAATGGAGGAAGCCATAGTGGAGGTAGTGAATATACAACAGGAGTCACCACTAACGGAACACCAGGAAGTTCTGGAGCATACACTCAAATAGAAGTTACAAGTGCTACACCTTATGTATTATATTACTACTGTACTCAACACTCAGGGATGGGTGGTGCAATAGATTGCGTTGGAGTATCTGATAACAAAGATAGAGCTTGTCATTTTGGTGGAGAGGATTCTTCTCCAGCATATACCAATGCTGTTGAGTATTGGTCAATCTCTACCACAGGTAATGCTAGTGATTTTGGAGATCTAACAAGAACAGTTTCAAGTGGCGCTGCTGTTATGGCTAATAATATTAAAGGTTGTGTTGCAGGAACATCTCCATCAACAGACACCATAGATTCTATTGTTTTTGAAACAAGAGGTAATGCAATTGATTTTGGAGATTTAACTGTTGCAAGAGCTTCAGCTTCTGGTCTTGCTAATAAAGTAAGAGGAGTATGTGCTGGTGGTAGAGCCGCACCTGTACAAAAAAATGAAATTGATTTTATTACAATACCAAGTGCTGGTAATGCTACAGACTTTGGAGATTTAACATCTGCTAAAAGAGGATTAGGACCTGCAGCTTCACCTACTAGAGGTTTATTTTCAGGAGAGGGTGATTCACCTAACAGTGCTCAAATAGATTATATTACAATAATGACAGCAGGAAACTCTGCAGACTTTGGAGATCTAACAGTTGGTAGAGGTTTTATGGGAGGAACATCAAGTTCTACTAGAGGACTTTTTTCAGGAGGAGCGCCAGGACCCTCTGACGTCATAGATTATGTTACAATAGCAACATTAGGTAATGCAACCGACTTTGGTAATTTAACTGTTGCTAGAACTATGAGTGGAGGTGGTAGTAATAATACTAGAGCAACTTTTTCAGGAGGCGCAACTCCAAGTTATTCAAATGTTATAGATTATGTTACAATAAGCTCAACTAGTAATGCAACAGATTTTGGAGACTTGCCAACAGCAACAACAGGTCCAACAGGATCTAATGGTCACGGAGGTTTACAGTAATGTCTAATTCAGGAAAAATTTGGGATGTAAAAGAAGTTTATAAAAAAATAAGAAATGATAACTGGTCTAGAGGAGACACAGCTATTGTTGCAGGAGGAGAGAGTCCATCTTCATTAAATAGTGCAGAGACTTATCAAATATCTAATTTAGGTAATGCATCAGATTTTGGAGACTTAGTTCAAGCTAGACATGATATTAATGGCGCTGCAGCTAGTGCACTTAGATGTTTAATACTTGGAGGTAGTGGTGCATCAAGCACAATTAATTATTTTCAATTTAGCACACAAGGCAATGCGGCTGTATTTGGAACTTTAACTGGCACAAATAGAAGAGGTTGTGCGGCACATGGAAATAATACTAGAGGTATTGCTGCAGGTGGTTTTGCTCCATCTGTTGAAAATTATATAGACTTTGTAACTTATGCAACATTGGGAAATTCAACTGACTTTGGTGACATGGCAGTAAGCCTCGCAAATGCAAGTGGCGCAGGATCTAACACTAGAATGATTATGTCAGGAGGCTATGATGGAGCTAACCCTTCAAATGTAATACAATTTATAACTACTGCTTCAACTGGAAATGCAACAGATTTTGGAGATTTACAAGCAGCAAGACACTCTGCTGCTGATGTTTCTTCTACAACTAGAAACGTAACTGCTGGAGGATTTACTCCTTCACAAACAGATACGATGGGGCATGTAACAATATCATCAACAGGAAATGCCACAAATTTTGGAGATTTAAGTGTAGCAAGAGGAACTTATGGTATGAGAGCATCGAATCAAACTAGAGGAGTGTTTGCAGGTGGCTATGATACAGGGGACTTAAATGTCATAGATTTTATTACTATTGCTACAGCAGGTAATGCGAGTGATTTTGGAGATCTTCAAACTCAAAGAAGAGGTGGTGCAGGTTACTCTAATGGTCATGGTGGATTAACATTAGGAGATATTCAAAGACCATCAGTAACCTATATGCCTGGATCAGGGAGAGCTTTGTTTAGTGGGGGTCAAAACCCTTCAGTGTCAACTTCTATAGATTTAACTACAATAAAAACACAAGGTAATTCTTCTAGCTTTGGAACTTTAGCAACGGGCATGAGATCTATGAGTAGTGCATCTAGTTTAACTCGTTCTATAACCGCTGGAGGATATTCGTCTGATTACACAAATGAAATTAGATCTGTTGAGTTTGTTTCCCAAGGAAACGATTCTGATTTTGGTGATTTATTAGCAGCATCATATGATCCACAAAGTGGAGTTGTTGGTAGCACAACTAGAGGTATATTTGCTGGAGGTCATGTTTCACCAACACAAACTAATGTAATACAATACATTACAATGGCTAGTGTTGGTAATGCAACAGACTTTGGTGATTTAAGTGAAGGACGTCAAAGTATGGCGGGTATGGCTAGCAGCACTAGAGGAGTTTTTGCAGGTGGAACAAAAGCAGCCTCTCCTTATCTTGTTAATACCATGGAATATATAACCATATCTTCAACTAGCAACGTAACAGATTTTGGTGATTTAAGTGGAACTAGAACAGAGGCCACAGGTCTTTCTTCTTCAACAAGAGGAATTATAGCTGGAGGAGATGGTGATGGAACACCAACTGCTATTAATATCATTGAGTACATAACTATTGCTTCCACAAGTGGCACAACAGATTTTGGTGATTTAACAGTCACTAGATTAAATTTAGCCTCTGCATCAGATAGCACAACTGGTATATTTGCAGGTGGACAAGCTCCTTCAGATAGTAATGTAATTGATTTTATTACAATAGCTAGCACAGGTGATGCTGCAGATTTTGGTGATTTAACAGCAGCTAGAAGAGGTCTTGTAGGAACTTCAGACTCACATGGTGGTTTACAAGCTTAATAAAATATAGTATTATCCTACAACATGAAAGAAGAATTATTGCAATTGTTTCCAACGCCTTTATTAATTGTACCATATAAAGAACCAATTGATGAAGAGTTAACGTATTTAAAAACTCTTAGTTATCGTCAACAAACAGGTAACGGTAATTATAGATCAGATGATTCGTATTTGTTGCGTCAAGAAAAATTAAAAAATATAAAAAATTTTTTAGGAGAATCTGTAAATAAATTTACGACAAATGTTTTACAATCAAAACAAAGATTAATAATTACACAGTGTTGGGCAAATAGAAATCCAAAAGGATCTAGACATCATGAACATGTGCATCCAAATAGTATTATATCTGGTGTAATGTATTTTCAAATAAACGAAAAACTACCACCAATACAATTTGCAAAAACAAATCAAGATGGTGTTAAATTAAATCCTGTAAAATATAATCATGTAAATTCAGAGTCTTTTATGTTGCCATGTAAACCAGGTGAGCTAATATTATTTCCATCATCACTAAAACATAGTGTGCCTATAAACCAAGGAGATGAAGATAGAATTAGTATATCTTTTAATACATTTAGTATAGATGCATTAGGATCAGAACAAGCTTTAACACATTTAGATATAAGGAGGATGATGAATGAGCACAATTAAAGATTACATAATGGTAGTAAACACAATACCAAAAGAACTATGTGAGGCATTAGTAGATGAATGCAACACAAAGATATGGGAAAAACATAAATGGAATAATTATGCTATGGGAACTATGGAATCAGAACCCACAAAAGAACTAGATGTCATGGCTTGCACAAAAGAACAACAAGCAAAGATTACACCTTTTCTTATAGAAGCGTTAAATAAATATCAAGAGAAGCACAGTTGGCCAGGAGAAAAGACTCAAGGACCATGGCTCAGTAAATTTAGTCCTATACGTTTTAATAGATATCAAGTAGGAACTATGATGAGAGAACACTATGATCATATACACAGTATATTTGATGGTCAAATGAAAGGAGTGCCTATAGTATCTATTGTAGCCAATCTAAATGAAGACTATGAGGGCTCTGAATTCTATTGCAGAGGAGAGGAAATTAAGTTAAAAACGGGTGATATACTACTGTTTCCTTCTAATTTTATGTACCCACATGAGGTTAGAGAGACGACAAAAGGCACGCGATACTCGTTTGTAAGCTGGGCCTTTTAATATATAATGAGGTTATATGTTACAAAAAATAGGTTTTCTACCAGGTTTCAACAAACAGATTACAGAAACCACAGCCGAAGGACAATGGGTTGATGGAGATAATGTAAGGTTTAGATATGGCACACCACAGAAAATAGGTGGCTGGTCTCAATTAGGAGAAAATAAACTAACAGGAGCTGCAAGAGCTCTATTTCATTTAGTCAATAAATCTGGAAACAAATTTTCTATTATAGGCACAAACAGAATTTTATATGCATACACAGGGGGTGTATTTTATGATATACATCCTATCAAAGCTACAACTAGTTTAACAAGTGCTTTTAGTACAACAAATGGTTCTGCTGTTGTTACCATTACTTTTAGTTCATCACATAATATATCAGCAAACGATATTATATTACTAGACAATTTTTCTGCAATTACAGGATCTAATTTTGCAGCTTCAGATTTCAATGATAAAAAATTTATGGTTACATCTGTAACAGACAGCACATTAACTATTACAATGCCTTCAAATGAGTCTGGTAGTGGTGCTACTACATCTGGTAGTATTAGAGTAAGACACTACTATCCAGTGGGTCCAGCAGAGCAACTACCTGGTTTTGGATGGGGACTTGGTCAATGGAGTGGTACAGTTTCAGGAGAAGCAACCACTACCTTAGTTAGTTCTATAAATGCATCTCAAACAACTGGTATTGAATTAACAGATGCCAGTCAGTTTCCAACTTCAGGAACAAACCATGTTCAGATAGGGACAGAAGAAATATCTTACACAGGTATTACATCAAATGTTTTAACTGGTGTAACAAGAGGTGTTAGAAATACTACAGCTGCTATTCATAATGCTGGAGTTACAATTACTAATTCTTCTGATTATGTTGCATGGGGTGAAGCAGCATCGGGTGACTTAGTTATAGATCCAGGTTTATGGAGCATAGATGGTTTTGGTACTAAAGTAATTGCACTTATACATAACGCACAAGTGTTTGAATGGGACGCAGATGCAACAGATGCAACAGCTAATAGAGCGACTATCATATCTGGTGCACCAACAGCATCAAGAGATATGTTGGTATCTACACCAGATCGTCACTTAGTATTTTTTGGAACAGAAACAACTATAGGAACACCAAGCACGCAAGATGAAATGTTTATTAGATTCTCTGATCAAGAAGATATAAATACGTATACACCTACAGCAACTAACACAGCAGGTACACAAAGACTTTCTGATGGTTCTAAAATTGTCGGAGCCGTTAGAGGTAGAGATGCAATCTACATATGGTCAGACACATCTTTATTTACAATGCGTTTTGTTGGTGCTCCGTTTACTTTTGGTTTTGCACAAGTCGGAACTAACTGCGGATTGATAGGGCAGAACGCTGCATTAGAAGTAGATGGTGCTGCTTATTGGATGTCAGAAAATGGATTTTTTAAATATGCTGGTAATCTAGAAACTATGATGTGTTTGGTAGAAGATTTTGTTTATGATGATTTAAATACAACTGCAGGACAATTAATTAATGTAGGATTAAATAATTTGTTTGGAGAAATAACTTGGTTCTATTGTACAGAAGGTTCTACTGTCATTAACAGGTGTGTGACTTACAATTATATCGACTCAAGACCACAACGACCAGTGTGGACCACAGGGACACTGGCTCGGGGAACATGGAAAGATTCTTCTGTGTTTGGTTTACCACACGCAACTTCTTACGACGCTAGTAGTAATGCTTCTTATGATGTTGTGGGCAACACTGATGGATGTACGACATATTTTGAACACGAAAAAGGAACAGATGAAGCTTTATCTACAGGAGTAAATGCAATTACTGCTAACATATCCTCTGGAGATTTTGATATTACTCAAAGAATTGTACGAGGAGCAATGACAAATTTAGGAGATCTTAGAGGTGATGGTGAAAATATTATGAAGATAAGAAGATTTATACCTGACTTTGTATCACAAACAGGCAATACACAAATCACTTTAAATTTAAAAAATTATCCAAATGATACAGCAGCTAGTTCATCTCTTGGACCATTTACTATTAGTTCTTCAACTAAAAAAGTAGATACTAGAGCAAGAGCTAGAGCCATATCTTTAAAAGTGGCAAACACTGCAGCTAGTCAAGATTGGAAACTAGGTACGTTTAGATTAGATATACAAGCGGACGGTAGAAGATAATGGCTAAAATAGTACAAATATTAACAAGACCAAGTGATGAATACTCTAAACAAGTAGCAGATGCACAAGTTAGAGATTTAGATGCTGTTATACAAAAATTAAATTCAACATATCAACAAGACTTAAAAGACGAGGTAGAAGCACAAAACTTCTTTTTAAATTAATGTCAAATACTTTTACAAATAAAAAAGCAGATTTAACTACAACTAATTTAACCACTATTTATACAGTTCCAACAGCTACTACGGCTATAATAAAATCTA